CTATTTTTAAGAGAACCCATATAAAGTTCTATCATTTTAATACGAGCATCTAAGTCTGCTATTTTGCTTAATGAAGTTTGTACAACAAGTTTGTTGCTATCAAATTTTTCTTTTTCAGCTACTTTGACTAGCACTTGTAACTTTCCCCATTCGTCTTTTAGTTCTTGTTTCTGCGTGTCTGATAATGTCATTGCTGTTGCTATAGAATTCATATCTGTTATTTCTTTTTTTGTCATAGTCCAGCCGCCTTTGTTACATCCATTACAAACTTAACATCATCAGGACTGTCTTGAAATCGTTTAGACCAAGGAACAGGAGAAATGTAATCTTCAATCATTGTCATTTGTTCTGCTGATAGTTTTTCTAATAAACCTATACCACCTTTGCTATTGTATAACACCCAAGGACTGATCTTACCTGATCTAATCATATGTATTGCTCTTGGCAAAGATACTTCATTAAAGAAAGTAGTCCAATCTGCATTGATATCATCAGCCCATCTTTGAATTGAAAGTATAGTTCTTTCTGTTGCTGAACTAACACTTTCTCTATGGCTAAATTCTTTAATGTATTTTTCATACACTTGGTCACTTGACCATCTATCAACTCTTTCTCTATTTTTTAGCAACCATTCAATGTAGTGTTCAACACTAGCAATATAAACTCCAGTTACATAATTTGCAAATTTAACAAATGCTGTATAATACTTGCTTTCCATAAAGTCTTCGTAATTTCTTTCATTTTTCATAGTAGTACTACTGATACGGAAAAAGTGCTGATAACATCTTAGAGCTAGTTGCACGTTTGTATCTTGTCTATTGTTCCATCTTCTTTTTGGTTCACAAAGATGGGCAACCAATGTGCTTTCATTTGTAAAACTTTTCTTACAAAACTTACATTCATATGTCATTACCACCACCCCATTATATGGCCATTGCCAAGTACAATCATTAAACAAGTAACAATATGCAATATTACCCAAAATGTTCTAATGATTAAAACTTGTCTGTCATAATCTTTAGTTTTGTCATCTGAGAATGATCCTAATGCGTACTGCCATATTTTTAATAAAGTTTTCATAATCTTTCTATATACTTTTTTAATTCTTTATCTTGCACATCATCTGGTATCTTGTTGTCATAAAATATTTTGTAACTATCACTACCATATTTTCCTATACCGTGTAGATCACTTGCTTCTATTCCGTCCCAAGTAAGAAACTGCTCACTCATCTTACGCAATCGTTTTGCTCTTACGGACCACATACCTAATGGCTTTAACATTGTTTCTTGTGTCTTTAAATGTCCACGCAGATATGCTTTTGGATTAGGATATCTCTTGAATAACTTTGGTAATACTTCTTTAACTTGTTTTCTATATGTAAGATTTAAACACATAACGCCAACCATATGTTGCCATTTACTTTTGACCTGTTGTTGTACCATTAGATGTTCTTTCATTTTAATAACTTAATTTCTTTATCTTCTAGTCCGGCATCACGAGCTAATTGTTTAATTTCATCTTTATCTAAAATGTTTGACAGTAAAGTTATTTCATCACTTTTGTAAGTTGGGTATAATGATTGTAAAAATTCTACTTTTTTAGTTTTTTTACTTTTATTACCTTTTGGTGCTTTAATCCAAGGGTGAAACATTTTTTTACCTATGCCACATAAACAAAGCAACTTCCAGAACATTAAACTATCTGCTTCGTGCTTTTGTAATACTGAAAAGTCTTTATTACAAAATTCATTAACATTTTGAATATATGTTTCTTGCAATATTTTTGAAGCTTTTATACTACTAGCAAAACGCATAGCTACGTATGGAGAAAATGTTTTTTTAATTTCACTATCTAATTTCTCATACCAGTCTTTTGCACCAATGTCTATACTATATAACATTTGATTTAAATTAATACTTGGTTTTGTCATTATAGTAAATTTCCTGCATCAAATTGATCTGGTATTTGATTTGTATCTTTTGCAAAAAACACACAAGGTGAATTTGGTGCATCACTTAATGGCACAGCAATTATATGTCCGTGTTTTAGTTTTGGAAAATACCATTTAACTTCTTGAAACACGTTTATAATTTTTACTTCTTCTGATTGTAACATTTTATGAGTGAGTGGATTAATTGTTAGAACTTCAAACCCTCTATCATTTAGACTTGTTAAAGGAACCATTTCACATATTCCTAATTCTCGTTCAACGACCAAAACGCTCCAATCAACTGGCATTTGAACTGTATTCTTTCCTACTTCCATTATCATACTTGGAGCATTAAAAGTTTCCATAAAAATCAAAGGAACAAAAAAGAAATCTATGTTCTTTGGATTGTTAGTATCAAGCACACAATATTGTACTTCATCTGCTGTTTCTGGAACTTTATCTAAATTGTATGATGTGTTTTCTGTTGTTAATATTTTCATTATATTCCTACCTTGCTTACAGTATACGGGTATTTGGCGTCTTTGTAAAACTTTTTTCTTGCCGTTAAGTGTCTTTTTGAGTATTTGCAACTCGACGTTATATCCCAAATTTGTACATAATCTTTATCTTGTGCTTTTCTTATTCCTCTTCCAATACTTTGTATAACTCTTACAAAGCTTTTTCCAGGTTCTACTAGTACTAGATTAAATATTCTTGGTAAATTAATACCAACTGACGCTACTCCATATATTGCAATAATAACTTTATATTGTTCTGTAGCTACTTCTGAATATTCCTCTTCTCTTTCTTCTAGTTTAGTTTTACCTTGTATAAAAACTGATCCAGGTATTTCTTCTTTTAATGCTTCTCCAGTTTTAATTCTATCAACTAATATTAATGTGTTACCACCTGCTCTAATTTCTTCAACCAATTTAGCCATAAAAACCATTCTTGGTTTGAAACTTGTAAGATATGTAAGCTCTTCTGGATAAGATCTAAAAGTTTGAAAGTCTTGCGTTTGTATGATGTTAACGTGACATTGTGCTAGTACTCCTTTTTCTTGTAGCTCACTTGCCGATAATGAGTTTATTACTTTACCTAGTGATGCTATCAAGCTTACTTTTTCATAATCTTCTTTTGGTATCGTTCCAGTTAGTCCCCATCTCATTGGTACGTGTGCAAATGGTCCTGTTAATAATGTTTTTAATACATCTGCTTTTGCCATATGTACTTCATCTACCATTATGCATACTACATCTTTTATAAACTCTTCTATAGGAAAAGGTGCTTCTTGTTTTTTACTTTTTTTATGTAAAATATTTAAACTTTGCCAAGTACAAATTGTATGCTGATGACCAAGCTCTTTCCTATCACCAAAATATACACCAACATCTAGACCACAAGTAATATAATCTTGTTCTGTTTGTCCTACTAGACTTTTATTAGGCACTATAACAATAGTTCTACCATACTTTTCACACATCTTAGATAAGGCCGCTGTAATAATTGTTTTACCTGCACCTGTGGCTATTTCTTGTAAACTTTGTGGATTGCTAATAAATTCATTAATAACTTTTACTTGATAATCTCGTAATACAATTGGTGTGCCTACGGCTGGATGATTTTTTGGCCAATTAATGTCAGACAGATAGCCTTCATCAATTGCTTCAAACTTTAAATCATAATCTTTTCTATCATCTTTAATCTCAATAGTATAATCCTGATCTTCAATGATAGGTAATATTTTATCAATTAGGTTTAAGTATGTTCTTCCACCTATATCACAGAAACGTATGTTTCCATCCCATCTACCTAATTTATAAGCAGGTAAGTGATATGCATATGGTACAAAGTATTTCAATTTATCAGAAATTTTCCTACGTGTAGACACGTCTAAGTTTTCAAACTTAACATTTACTTCGTCCTTAATGTGTAGTACTGTTTTATTCATTTCTTATTATACAACTAACACTATTTTTTTGCAAATAATTCTGCATCATCTAGCCCAGCTACCCTTAATTTTACAATATTATTAATCTGGAATTGTTTGGCATCAATGGCTTTAAGCAAACCTAAAAATTTATTTCTTAACAAGGCAAATTCATTAACTAAATTAGCCATATCAACGACGTCATCTTCTCCGTCAATATAGTTCCTTACATCATTTGATGTTAAAGCTCTTTGATAATTTTCTAAAAACTTTTTATAATGTTTACTTCTGATTTTTCTTAGCTGTATATTAAGAAATTCAAGTATTGCTTCAATCTCTTGTAATTGATTAAATCTATGTTCAACTATACCCGGTACTTTAGAAGCATTTTTTTCAATGTTTCCGGTTAACCCGCATTCCATTCTTGCTTCATCTAGTTGGTATTCAAAGTGTTCTATACAATCAGGTATCTTACCAAGATTAGATGTTACCTGTCCGTACCATTTAGTTGACATTAGATGTCCTCTTCATTGTACGCAGAACCTTCATTATCATCATCATTATCATCATACTCTTCTAATTCTTCGTAATGTTCTGATATTGCTGTTTCTAAATAGTCGTCACTTCCTTTAAACTCTTCTAGATCTTGTTCTTCAATGCCGTATTCATCTAATAATGTTACGTAGGCTTTTGCGGCTTCCAATCTATCTTTTTGAGGAATGTATTCTACTACTTTGTTCCAAGCTTCAAGTAGCATCGCTATCTCCGAGTGATTCATCATCATTTGCTCCTATGGTTTCTAGTTTGGTTTTATTTATGTTTTCCGAACCTAAGTTTTCTTGGAACTCAGCCATAACTAAATCCAGGTGTTCACCAGTCCATTGTTTCCGAAAATGCAAATGCTCTTTTCCGAATCTATCAACATACTTTAATCTATTACCTTGTTTAACAAGTAATTCTTTTTTCTCAAACAATTCAACTAACCCTGAATACGGATCCATTCCTTTTTCATATGGAATTTTTACTTGTACTGCTTCAAAAGGTTTGTTGAATCTTGACTTCATTACTTTACAGGCCGCTCTTATACCCATAACGTCTGTTATCTTGTTGCCATCTTCATCTTCTTTGAGTTTTAATTTTCTCATAGCAACTACTACAGAACTTGCATACATAAATCCTTGTCCGCCTGATACTTTATCATCTGGGTCAAACATATCTTGTGATGCGTATGTGTGATTTGTTGCTACTAATCCAATACCTTCACTACCAATTAAGTTTACAGTATTTCTAATAAGTGCTGTTAGTGATTTAGCTTTTCTACCTAAGTCACCTTTCATCTCACCTTTTTGAAATTGATTTACATCCGTTGGTGTCAATAGCATACCTAAACTATCAATAATAAACAATATTTTAGGTTTATCTGGTTTAGATTCATAATCTTTTTTATAATTTATAACAAAGTCACTAATAATTTTAGCAACGTCATCTACCATTGAACAATTAATTCTTATCATTTTTTCAGGTGCTGTATCAACCCCTAATGCTTGTAGCCAATCTTCGTGTAATGCATTTTCACTATCTATAGCTACACAAAAAATACCTTGCTCTTGTGCGTTTTTAATTAAATTACCAGATGCAATCAAACTCTTACCTGATCCTGATTCTCCGGCAAACATTGTAACTCTTCCTAGTGGAATTCCTTTATTAAAATCACCACTGATCAAATAGTTTAATGTATAATTTCCTGTTGATACCCACGTGTCTGGATCTGATTCAAATCCTGTAGAAATACCTTGTATACTTTTTGTTAGCCCTGATCTAAATTTGCTAACGTCAAACGGTCTTACCATAATTTCTCCTATTCGTTAATACGGCTGTGGGTTTCCCCACAGCACATATTATATAAATTATTTGTTGGCTTGTCTACTTCTAATCATTGATAAAATATCATCTGCTGATACTTTACTTTGACTTGTTGTAGTTGCTGGTGCTGTTGCTGTTGCTGTAGCAGGAGCTTCACTTACTGATGCTGTAACTGTTTCTGCAACTTTAACTTCAGCTTGTACAGGTGCTGGTTGTACTACTGCTTCTGTCTGTACAGGTGCTGGCTGTGTTGTTGCCGTTGCTTGTACTGGTGCACTTACTGGCACTGAAGTAGTTGTAGCTTTAGATCCTGTGTTTAATCCAGCTGGTTTATA